CATCATCGACGAAGCAGACAATACCACTTCCGACGTACAACTCCTCCTTAGAGCGAATATTGAGACCTTCTACAAAAACTGTAGATTTATTTTCACCTGCAACTATAAGAACAAGATCATTGAACCTCTCCATAGTAGGTGCTCTGTTATTGACTTTAGTATTGGTAGAAAGGATAAGCCATCAATCGCAGCACAGTTCTTCAAAAGAATAAATCACATTCTTGCGAAAGAGAATGTAGAGGGTGATAAGAAAGTTATAGCAGAACTTATCAATAAGTATTTTCCTGATTGGAGAAGGGTTCTAAATGAATGTCAGAGATATTCTGTAGGAGGAAAGATAGATGTTGGTATACTTGCCAACTTAGATAATGTAAATGTCAAGGAACTTGTTGGTTACTTGAAAGCAAAAGAGTTTCCAAATGTTAGGAAATGGATAGTTCAGAACCTAGATAATGATCCTAGTGTTATACTAAGGAAGGTTTATGATTCAATCTATGAATACATGAAACCTAAATCCATACCAGAGGCAGTTTTGATTATTGCGAAATACCAATATCAATCTGCTTTTGTGGCTGACCAAGAGATAAATCTATTGGCAGCTCTTACTGAGATAATGTGTAACTGCGAATTCAAATGAGAACACAAAACAAAGAAAACTATTACTATTTTTTCTGGGTTATTGCAATGATAGCCTTTATTGTTCCACAAGTCTTTACTGCTTATGCCTATATAAGAATCGTGGATGTTTTGAATAAACCATTACAGGTTGAATTAGTAAAATGAAATGTTTAGTTACAGGTGGAGCAGGATTTATTGGATCCCACATAGTAGGTAAGTTATTACAGAACAACCATGAGGTTGTTGTTATAGATAATGAGTCTGCTGAATCAAACGACGCTTTTAATTGGTATGATGACTACGCTGAAAATCATGTTGTCGATATACGAGACTTCGATACTTGCCGTCCTCTGTTTGATGGCGTTGAGTATGTCTTCCACCTAGCAGCATATAGTAGAATACAAGTTGCTATGAAGAATCCTAGGGAGTGTTTGGAAACAAATTACCTAGGCACGTACAACATGTTAGAATGTGCTAGACAAGTAGGTGCTCGTAGATTTATAAATTCATCTACATCTTCTTCTTATGGTTTGGCAAATGAGCCACCATTACAGGAAGACATGACACCCGATTGTCTCAACCCATACTCTGCAAGTAAAGTAGGAGCTGAATCATTATGTCACATGTATTTCAAACTGCATGGACTGAGAACTATAACACTGAGATACTTCAATGTTTACGGTCCTCGTCAACCTCTAAAAGGACAGTATGCACCAGTGATAGGACTGTTCGAGGAACAAGCAAAGCGTGGAGAACCGTTGACTATAGTTGGAGACGGAGAACAACGTAGAGACTTTACTCATGTGAATGATGTAGTAGAAGCTAACATGAATGCCATGATGACAAATTATTCTGGTATGGTTGTAAACGTTGGTACAGGTGTAAATCATTCTGTCAATGAAGTTGCGTCTTATATCTCTGACAATACTGTAAATATTCCTGAACGACCAGGTGAAGCAAGAGAAACTCTTGCTAATATAGAGAGGGCAAATATATTATTATCATGGGAACCTAAAATTACACTGGAGGATTATTTTGATCCCAATACCCTTATTTGAAACACTCATACTTATCATTTCGATAGTATGGTTAAACATTTTATTATGGAACCTTGGTTTTTATGGTGACGAAAACGAAAAGTCTAAAAACTCCTCTAAGATATCCAGGAGGAAAAAGTAGGGCAATAACAAAGATGAGTCAATTCTTTCCTGACATGAAAGAATACACTCACTTTAGAGAACCATTTTTAGGAGGTGGTTCTGTAGCACTGTGGGTTACAAAACAATTTCCAAATGTTTTGATTTGGGTTAATGATTTGTATGAACCATTATATAATTTTTGGTCACAGTTACAGCAACATGGACATTGGATAGAACATACTTTAAAAATTTTAAAGACTGACCATCCCAATCCTACACATGCTAGAAGACTTTTTGAAGAGTCAAAAAAATATGTTAGTGACAAAGATGTAGATCCTGTATGGAGAGCAGTTTATTTTTATGTTGTAAATAAATGTAGTTTCTCTGGTCTTACTGAGAGTTCTTCTTTCTCTGCACAAGCAAGTGAATCTAATTTCTCAATGAATGGGATTATAAAATTATCAGAGTATAGTAAACTTATAGAAACATGGAAGATTACAAATTATTCATATGAAGAATTGCTGAAAGGCAATGGTTCATTTGTATATCTTGATCCACCATATGAAATATCTTCTCATCTGTATGGTAAGAAAGGTGATATGCATAAGTTTTTTGATCACGATCAATTTGCTAAACATTGTGAAAATTGTAAACAAGACTTACTAGTAAGCTACAATTCTTCACAATTGATTAAAGATAGATTTAGTAGTTGGAAGGCTTCTGAGTATGACCACACATACACGATGAGATCCACTGCTACATACACTAAAGCACAAAAAGACAGAAAGGAGTTAGTCCTATTCAACTATGATCTCAACTAAGTACAGACTAAAACTCACTGACATTTGTTGTAGGATTATGACAACAGATGGAGTTCCAGTTTCCTTAGAGGAAAGAATCTGGATGAAAAAACTATGTGAACATAATGGATCTGCTAGAGAATTAGCAGGTGCAATGTTATGCCCCGATTTTATAGAGGACCACTAATGGAAAAACTATGGGATGACTCCAATTGGAGAGAGGAATCTATTCCTTATTACACAGGAAAACAAGAAGAGTTACTTAGGAATGGACCTAAGAGTCTTGCTCAATCATGGCAGATGGGAGCAATGTATAATGAATGGAAGAAAAGAAATGGTTATAAGACTCCACCACCACCTGACGTATCATCATCTATGAAAGAATACTTTCAGAAAGAGAAAGAATTTCTTTCTGAATATGATACCATCAATGATCCGTATGGTGGTTATTGATGACCGTTTCTGATCTATATGATGACATGCGTCAACTGAATACTCTTTACGAAGAGTTATGTTGGCAACATGACATTCCACTTGAATTTATTCCTGATTATGACAACAATAGAATCATCATCCAACCAAAAAATAGAAGACTGGATACTTGATTTTCTAAGTAAACCTAATTCTGCTTTTGATAACCTACCACCATGTCCTTACGCTAAGAAGGCATGGTTAGATGGTAATGTAGAAGTAAAAGAATTTATATCTTTTCGTGAGTTACGTAAGGATATAAAGCAATGGGATAAGGAAGTTATAATATATCTTTTTCAAGAATCTATGTTACCTAGATGTGGTGAACTACAGAGACTAGCTGTTTCTTTCAATGAAGAGTTTCCTAATTTTTTATTTCTTGAAGAGCATCCAGATCTTATAGAAGATGTTGGTGGTGTTGTTGTAAATGAAGGTGAACTTTGTATGATGATAGTACAGAAAAGAAAACCTTTAGAGGATGCTAGAGAAGAATTGATGAAGACTGGTTACTATGATAACTGGACAAAGGATATGAAGGAACGTATAATAAACAGATGACACTCAAAGATCACCTAGGACCAAAAAGAGATTGGGATCGTGAGAAATGGTTACAATATGCTTATGTTCATTTACATAATCCTTGGATTTCTGATGAAGATCGTCAATATTGGAGAGATAAAATTGAGGAATTAAGGAATTGTCATGACTGAATTGAAAGATTGGTTGAACTCAATCAACTCAACAAAGAAAAATCTTATTGATGAAGATCCACTTCTAGAACAGAAGTATCTTCCATACGTTACTAATAGATGTATGTCAGGTCATCTTGATTGCATCATGTATGCTAATGAAATGAATATAAATCCTAATCTTGATAAGAAGTTACAATATGACTTTTATCTAAATACTCTCAGGTCTAAGAAGAGATTCTCTCCTTGGTTGAAAAAAGAAGAATTGAAGAATCTTGAATTGATTAAATCATACTATGGTTATAGTAATGAAAAAGCAAGACAAGCTCTCCCCCTTCTAACCGAAGAACAGATTACATTTATTAGAAGTAAACTTGAAACTGGAGGATTGAGATGAGTGGGATGGAACCAGAATACCTGTGGTCGCCTGATAAAATGGTGGAGGTATTATTATCTGAACCAGATGATTTTCTAAAGGTTAGAGAAACACTTACAAGAATTGGCGTAGCGTCTAGAAAAGAAAAGAAGTTATATCAATCATGTCATATACTGCATAAGCAGGGCAAGTATTATATTGTCCACTTCAAGGAATTGTTTGCACTTGATGGTAAGAAAGCAAACCTAAGTATAAATGATGTTCAGAGAAGGAATAGAATTATTCAACTTCTTTCTGATTGGGGTTTAGTTACTCTCAAAGATGCAGAGTTGGTAACTGATATAGCACCACTAAATCAAATCAAAGTTATATCTTATAAGGATAAAAGTAACTGGATACTAGAAACTAAGTATAATATTGGTAAGAAGAAAGCACCTGAGGATTGACATACTCTCGTAAAATTATTGATGGAAAGGGTGACAATGTTGTGTATACTCTAACTCTGCGAAAAGAAATTCTTTTTGCTGATGGATTGGATCAGCATGATAAGTATGAAGATCTAAAACGTTTGCAACAAGAAAATTTTAATAGAGT